TTCCATCCTCCCAGTGTATGACCAAGCTGTCAGAGGTATGGTGGCACGTAACTTCGGACAAGCCATCAGTAGGGGGACATACCAGAAAGTGCATGTCGTCTCCACTGGTGAAGCTATTGCAGAGGCAGCTTTTGGATTACCAAGCAGGAAGACACAGGGTACGTGGGAGATGCTGGTTGATAGCAGCAAAGACCATCAGACAGCTAAAGACCTTGGCAGACAGATGGCTTTCCTTGTCAATCGTGATGTGTTAGCCCTTGGAGACAACCCAAGCATTACACAAGTTCATAATATCATCAATGCTCATGCTAGTGTATTGGTTGGTATGAAGGATATTGATGTGGCTACAGTGCATGAGGCTTTTAATGCATCAATGAACAAACCAGGTCAAACTGTTAGTGGTAATTTCATTGCCAAGTACCTACATGCCTACCTTATGGCTAACCCAGCTGATAAGGCAAGACAAATACTTAAGAGTAATGAGTCTTTGTCACAGTCAGAGATTGAACAGGGGCTTAAGGCTATTGATGTAATGGAACAATATGATAAGAAATACCCATATATTGAGGAGAGTGAGTGATGGCTGAAATTTTTAAGGCAGATGTACAACAAAGACAAAACCCTACAGACATCCCGCCCCTGACAAATGGGCAAGCTACACGGGTACAGAATGATGTGGTGGCTACAAGCCTTAAGCAGATGGGAGGCTTGGCTGAACAAGCAGCTAAAGGATATTTGAAGTCTAAGGTGGAGAGTGATGTTGAAGATGCTATCAGTGGGAAGAAAGACTTTCTGACAGACACACCAGACCAGGGAATCGCTGAACAGACTAACCAAGTGTTGAAGGAATTCAAGCTTGGCAGGGATGCTATTGCGCAAGGTGGCAACCCTGACCTACGCCTATTAAATGCTGCTGCTGCTATTAAGAAGGTGTCCTCTATTGCTCCTGGTTGGGAGGATAGCATCAAGAAGAGTGCCGTTGACCACTTAGGATATGACCCAGGTGGGTTGTTGATTAAGACAGCTCTCCAACGTAATGCTGCTAAGATTAGCCAAGAGCAAGCCTTTGCTAAGGAAATGTTTAATGCAGGGTTTGACATCAATACACCTGGGCATGTGCAAGCCTATGCTGCACAGAAACGTACAGAGGGTGACTTAAAACTCTTGGCTCTTGAAGCACAGGTGAAGGCTTCTGCTGCAACAGGTAATGCTGCTGCTAGTAAAGCAGGGTTTAATAATGTAATCTCCAGGTTCAACAAGCTGAATGCAACATCATTAGCAACAGCACAGATGAAGGTATCACATCAGATTGTATTCCCGAAGGTTGGAAAGAATGGTGTTATTACAAACCTTGATGAAGTGAATAAATGGTTTAATAGTGAAGCACGTATAAAAGTCCTTGACAGTATCAACGCTTCTGAACAAGCTTATGTAGCTAATGTGCAAGCATTTGCCACATCCTTTGGGGCTACTCAAACACAAGTATCTGCTGCTACTAAAGGACAGCTTGCTGTATACAAACGTATGCGTACAATGTTGACAGACAAGGATGCATTCAAGCGAGCCTCTGATTTGACAGGTCTTGGAGACCAAAACACTATCAGAGAATATCAGAACATGTCACCCTCTGCATTCAAGGTGGCTATTGCTAATAAGACAGGTGTTAATTCTTTCACTAGCGAAGCTGATAAGGCGAAAGCCGCTACAGACTTGAACACATTCATTAAGGGTGGAACACCCCCTACCCCTCCTACACCTGATAAGATTGATAGCAATGTTCAGAAGTATGCTGATAAGAATGAACAGCAGCCAGCTCAAGTGGAACGTAAAACAGCCGAGAGTGTTGTTAATGGCGAGAGTGGTGATAAGAACAGTGCTGCTCTTAGTGCATTAGACTCACAGATGGTGGGCAATGTGGCATTGAAACCTGAGACATATGCTTCTCTTAATGAGACGGATAAGGACAATGTTGCTACATCCGCCCTCAATCTTATGGGCACTAGCGACACAGCTAGGGTAGATACAGAGGAGTATCAGCACCTTGCAGATGCTATGGCTAACCCAGACCTAGCTCGTAGGGTGAGGGTTAAGTATGAACAGATGACACCAACTCAAAAGGCTAAGGTGCAGAAGAATCAAATCTATGCTGTAGAGCGAGTGTTCCGTTTCATGTCAGCTGAAATTGATAACACATCCCTAGCAGGGCAAGAGGTGGGACTCACCCTTAATACTAAGGATGGCACACTATCAGCTAGGGGTATTGGTGATAAGCAATCCAGCCGTATTGAAAGAGCCAACTCTCTTAAGATATATAAGATAGGAACAGCCCTAGAGAAGTCATGGAATCGTTGGAACCATGTTAATACACAAATATTTAACAATGGTAAGAGTGATTTGAATTCTCAGATGGACATGCTTGCAGCTGGTGGTATGATAAACCGTGTGTACACAGATGATGGACTTCCTGCTGCATTGAACCAAGCTAGGTTCAATAGCTTCGGTATCAAGGGGGGTAAGTTTGGTGCTTCCAACACCATATCATTCAATAGTGGTGCTGTTGTTTATACTAAAAAGAACGTAGGTGGGGAAGTGGTTTACGTTAGGACGTTCAAATGAGTATATTAGAGGGTGTTAAGGCTGCTGCTAAGGTAGCTGATAAGCTAGGGGATGTTAAGCCTGAAATGGTGGGAGACATGTCTGGTCTCAAGAAGATGAAGATGGATGAGATGGCAAATGTTCCTGTCAAGGCTGATACTGTTGAGCCCAATCCTTTTGAGAATATGAAGCTTGACCATGATGCATCAGAGGTGGATGACTTCACACCAACATATACAGAGGCAGCTCCTGTGCACAGCGCAGAAGACCAACCATTTGTTGACTACCTCAAGGAAGATGTAGGCTTTAGTCATGTGAGCCAGGATGTTAAGGGTAATGACCTCAAGGTTTATACACAGGCTATTGATGACCTATATGAGTTACTTCCATTAAAGAAGGGGACACCTCGTAGCGTTCTATCATTGCGTAATCGTTTAGCCATCCACCCTATCAAGGATGCTAGTAGTGAGGCAAACCCATTGCCTTCATCTACACGAGGGGCATTCTCTAATACAGAGTTTGGAGACCAACCAAAACTGTTCTTACGTAAGAGTGGGGCAGAGGGAAGCACAGACTACTTTGAGAAGATACGTGTAGTGCAGCATGAGTGGTTTCACGCTCTCGATGACTATCTATTAACACATTTCTCTGACCATTACAAATGGCATCCTGACTCTGGTGATGCTAAGCTACAGTCTGATGTAGGGTCTATCACAGCACAAGGAAGGATGGCATCAGGTGACGATGCTAAGCTATCTGGCATGCGCCCTGAATTGTTTGATAAGTGGGATAGGTTGAGGACAGCTGTTGTAACACCTGCTGTACGTGGTGGGCTTCCTAATATGGCACAACGTGTGACAGCTGATGCTTCTAAGAAGGACTACCTAGCTAAGAACTGGGAGATGATGTCTCGTGCCTTTGAACAATACATGGAACTGAAAGAATCTGCTAAGTTTGGAGAACAGGCTAGGATTGCACGAGGTGTGAATTATCCTGGTGCTTCTGAAATGAAAATCCTTGAACCTTTGTTTGATGATTTCTTTGCCGAATTAAGTGTCAAGAAGATGAACACTAGGGGTGGTAGGCGTTCCGTACCTGCTTGGTACAGTGCTCCTGTTGTTGCTGCTGGAGCTGGTGCAATGACACCTGATGAGGCAAGAGCAGAGGGATGGGGTGAGTCTATTATTAAGGCCATCAAGCGTCACAATGAAGCTAATGCTGCCTCAATAGAGACAGCCCAGCCAGTAGAGAAACCACAGAAACAGAAAGCTCCTGTAGCTCCACCGCTTAATGAATGGAGTAAGGCTATGCAGGACAGGTTTGTGAATGAATCCACTGCTGATGAAACTCCTGCTATGTTTTGGAACAGAGTACATAATTAAGACAGCTCTCTGTCTAATGACTCATCATCAGCAAGCATGAGGAATGCAACAAAGCTTACACGGCTCATTACATCCACAGCTAAGCCAACATATAGGAGGGGATAAAGAACCGTCCCCTCCGACAATGCCGCTGTGAACAAGACATATATAAAGTATGCCACATATCGTTCCAGCTTAAAGGTAGGCATTAGCTACATTCCTTTTGTCCAGTTTCCATATTGATGTAACATGCTTGACCTTCTGCTTCCTCTTCTTCCTTTGGTGCTTCATTAAGAATACCATATCGCTTACCATCTGGGTTGAATGTCGTGCAACCACGACACCCTGCCTTCCATGCCTTGTAATAAATATCCTTAAATTCATCCCAAGGAATAGTGGGGTCAACATTGATTGTCTTACTTACAGCTGAATCAACATACTGAGAGCATAATGAGAGAACAGCTAGATGTTCCTGTGCTGTACAATCAGTTGCCTTCTTCCCTGCTACACCATAGAACTTGTACGCATAATCCTCTACCTTCTCAATACGAGCGCCATCAGGCGTTTGAATTGTACGTTCAAAACCATGACTAAATACAGGCTCAATACCACCACTGACATTATCAGCAGATAGAGAGATAGTGCCAGTAGGAGCAAAGGATAGCAGATGAGAATTACGAATACCATGCTTACGGATTTTCCTTCTAATCTTAGCTGGCAATGTCTTAATGAACGCTCCTTTAACATATTCTTTACCATCAAATAATGGGAATGCACCCTTTTCCTTAGCCAATTCAATACTTGCATTATACACCTCGTCTCGTAGTACAGTGAACACTGTCTCTGCCCAATGCAGAAACTCTTCACTGCCATATTCCCATCCCATAATCTCCCCTGCATTAGCAAGAGCTGTTACACCTAGTCCCATACGTCTCTTATCCTGAGACTCTTTAGCTTGTGCCTCTAATGGGAACACAGTGTTGTCATGGATGTTATCCATAGCTCTCACCACATGTGGGATGTCCTCACGTAGCTGAGCATAATTAAACACATACTCTAGGATGGTATCTTCATCATCATAGACAGGCTTAATGTATTTAACAAGGTTGAAGCTGCCTAATAAGCATGCTCCATACGGAGGAAGTGGCTGTTCACCACACGGGTTTGTTGCAGCTATCTCCTCACAGTAGTGGAGGTTGTTATTCTTATTGATTGTATCAATAAACAATACGCCTGGCTCTGCCCAATCCCATGTACTACGCATCACCTCTTCCCATAACAGCTTAGCCTTCACTGTCTTATAAACCCTGCCATTGAATGTCAGGTCGAAGTCTTCGTCCTTATCTAAGGCTTCCATAAACTCATCAGTGATACCAATGGATAGGTTGAAGCGTGTTAATGTTGTGCTGTCTTGTTTAGCACGAATGAAGTCTTCAATGTCAGGGTGGTTGACATTCATAACACCCATCTGAGCCCCTCTACGGTGCCCTGATGAGCTTACAGTGGAGCACAGGGCATCATACACCTCCATGAACGATAGAGGCCCTGACGAGCTGCTATCAAGGCTCACAATGTTATCACCTTTAGGTCGTAGTGTGGAGAAGTTGTACCCAATTCCACCACCTAACCTCATAGTTTGTCCTGCTTCCTTCACTTTGTCCATGATACTGTCAAAGCTGTCCTCAATAGTACCACTTACGAAGCAGTTGAATGCCGTCACCTGACGTGGTGCTCCGATAGCAGCTTGTGTACGTCCACCACCCATGAAGCGTTGGCTTAAGAGGATGTCCCGTAGGGAACGGAAGTGCTCGTCACTATCTTTCAGTGTATTAGCGAAGCGTGTCTGTGCTTCCTCAAAGGTTTCATTCTTTCCTCGATACTTTGTTGCATGTACCTCCTGCGAGAGAGGGGTTGTCGGTCCGTATGTCATTCTTGCTCCTTGCGTCTTACATTAAAATTTGATAGTGGGTTTGTCCAACAGAATTCACACTGCACTTGTATAGCATCTCCTGTCTCTGGGTCTGGTTCTGTATAATACCCTTGGTCTGGGCATCGTCTACAGCGTCCTGCACCCCTAAATAGGGCTTCATATCTCTCTCGGTATTGGTCAGTTGTTGCTTTTTGGTTTTCGTTTCCCATCTGCCACCTCCTTGTATGCTTTATATATTCGCTGCTGTCTTTCAGACAGAGGCTTCTCATCCTCCACCATTTGAAGCAGTCGTTTCATCATCTTCTCAATCATCAGTATGGTCTCCTTCTGCGTATGTTTCCAACTCATCACTGAATCTTCGGAGTAGCTCCTCCACTGTGATGCCTAGTAGGTCACACACTTCTTGTTCAGTGTTGAATGTCTCTAATTGATGGCGTATAAATTCTCTATCCTGTTCACCCATCACCGTATCCCTCCCCCTTATTGAAATCTGTATGACAAGCTGGTGGTGCTGCAAATGTCCTTACAGGAAGCCCTGAATCTATAGCAGCTGCTTCAACAGAAGGCAGCAACACCCTCTCGCATATCGTATTCTTCTTACATGTTGAGTAAAATGTACACCATGTCCTATCTTTGTAACATGTCATAACCATCTCCTTAGCAGGTAGTCCATACTCAAGAACATAGGGTCGAACAGCCCATCGTGGATGTCATTCAACATGACAGCCCCACGCCAATGGTGGTTGCCTTGTCTTCCCATATAGTCCTCATGGTGTTGGTAGAAAGCCCCTGCCACCAACCCAATATGAGCTGCCCCATCACATAGGTAGTGTGTTCCAAACTGTAGGGTTTGTTGATGACCCATACAGAAACTCTTACCCACTTTCTGTAGCTTATTATCTATTGTACCAGCAAGCACGCCCTTCTTTAATGAGAACATATTGACAAAGTAGTGGCTGAATAGTACACCTTCAATTTCAATTATGTCTAAGAATGGCACCACCTCCCAAGCATCTAGGTTGAGGAGGCTGTAATCTAAGAGCCCATCTAGTTTAGGGTCAGCATTCACAGCACGTTCAATACGCTGCTCGTGATTACCAATGCAGAAAACCATGCGTGGGTTATACTTACGTTGCTTACGTCTCTTAGCTTTCTTGTTAGCTTCTGCAATAGGAGTAAGCAATAAGTCCATTGCCTCATTACCTGCTCTAATGTCTTCCATCACACGCTTCCCCTCATAATATTTACTACCACGTCCTTCGTAGCAAGAGAGGGAAGGCATGTCCCAGAAGTCCCCTATGTTTACAATCACATCAGGTTGTTTCTCAGCTATGTAGTTGCCCAATGCTGTCAGATGGTCAACAGGAACACCTGGTCTCACCTGTGCATCAGGTATGAACATCACTTTCATGTGTCCAAATCCTTAATGATTGTATTGACAAGGACAGCCATACCCTCANCTCGTTTANGTACTACACTGCCTGTCTTAATAGCGGGCTCAATATCCTTAAGAGGGACAGNTATGCATGATGTGTAGTCATACATATAAGCCCCATCCCCTACGTATTCCACATTCTGTGCATAGATGTGATGCACTAATGTACCATTAACCTTCATCTCAACCGTCAGCATTAGATGCCCTCCCCTTGAATTTGTTTCACAATAAGCTGTGAATAACCAGCAATATCAACCCAGCTGTCATCATAGTTGGGGTCTCCATTAAGAATGCGCCCCATCTTATGGGCAATCATGTGCAATGCCTCAATCTGTGAAGAGGTGAATGTCCCCAGCTCCCTGCGTTGCACAGCCTCATCAATCACTTGCTTCAAATCTACTGCCACTTGAGCATGTCCCTCAAATGAGCCATATCTACTGCCTCGTTCCTTCAATGTTTCATCCAGTGGATGTCCACTAATTGCGTGTCTCGTCATACCTATACTCCATAAATTTATTGGTGGGAATTTAAAGTCAGCCCACTTTACCACGTTCTTCTCTCTCTCGTTTAGTCTCAGCCTTGTGACATTCCTTACAAAGGATTTGATAACCTTTAGGGTCTTCACAGAATAGACGTTCAACAAACCCAGGCAGGTCTTCAAAGCTCTTGAGGCTACCAGCCCCCACCTTGTGGTCTATCTGTACGCCTTGTCTTGGATACCAATGCTTACAATGAGCACACTGGAACTCCCACTTAAGTCGTTTGTTCTTGCTGCGTGAAGGTCTTCGAGCTGCTAATAAGCACACCTTCATTGGTAGATAGAACATCTGACTCCTTCGTAGGTGGGAGCGGATGTGCCCCATGAGCTTAGCCTTAGTCCATGAGTTCATGTTGTGAGGCTTCTCCACTCCCTTACGCTTTGTCATACAGCATACCTTTTCAACAATACCCATGCTGACAACACTGACAGGAATGTGTTGTCTCCCCATTCAGCATCTTCTTCTGACCATTCATGTAGCTGATACACAGTAGGATTATCACGGCTAAGGAACAGGTTGTATAGCTTAGCGTTAGGCATCTCCAAACCCATACGATAGGCACTAAGCTGCATCAAGTGTTCATCATAAGCGAGCTTCTTGGCAGCTTTCTTCTCATCCATATCCTTGGTCTTGAAGTCAATAATGATGTCACCCTTTGTGCTTTGCACAGAGAAATCGACAGCACCACCATACCCATACTTCTTACAGGTGAAGCTACGTTCAGAGCGTACATCTGTAATGTCAATACCCAACTCATCCATCACACCCTGTACAATCTTAACGTAAGGTTCATACCCTTCCTCAATACCACCACCCTCAAGCCAACGCTCAATGGCAGCATGAATCTCACTACCACGTTTAGCCTTGTCCTCTGTATCAGGTTCCTCCACCTTAAACTTATCCTTAAAGCTACGTTTAAGAAGAGGGTTTGGTATCCACTCAAGAATTTCCCACCGTGCTTTCTTAAGAGCATGCATCACCTTCCAATGTGTCAGAGCTGGCTTGTCTAATATACTAAGCACAGTTGTCACAGAGGGAGAGAGCTTCAACTGTCGTGCATCACGCAGTGTGGTGGGACGTTCCTTACCCTTATTCTTCCCTGTCTTTATCTCTTGTGTATATGCAGGGAGGCCATCACCATCATACCAATGACCCCCCTCACTTACATAATCACTCATACATCCTCCTAATGTGGCTTTGTCAGCCGTACATTATCTACTAAATTTTCTATCCACTCCTCGTCCTCTAGCAACCGCTGATGGATTGCTAGGAACAAGATGGTGGAGGTGTTGATTACAGCGTCCTCTTCATAGAACGGGATGTCTAGGCTAAGATGCCCAGTGTCCTCGTTGTATGTGAGAACACATTTACGTTCCTTAGAATGGGACATCTGTAATCCGTTTCTCATAAACATACTTAGCTAGTCCAAACAATGCCATTGTACATGGGTTGGATGCATCATCACTATCCCCAACACATGGTGTTGTT